TTTTTCCGGATCTTTGGGGATACCAAGTAAAATTATGAGTTCCTACTCCAGAGTTTGGTATTTGAAACTCTTCAAATGAATTTGTTCCTACGGCAGATAGAGAATTAAATAATTTGAATTTTTTTGGATCGGACAAAACTTCAATATAATAAGATCCCGTATCCAATCCAACCAAAACGTCACTTACTGGAGAATACTCTACTCTGTCCCCAGTAAGAAAAGGAATATTATTTGATGCGATAAAGCTAGTATAGAATCCAGTATTAGTATCTAATTCAAAAGCAGATACTTGTATTTTTTTAAATTCTGCTCCAACATTATATTCATATTCAGTTGCAACACCTGCTTTAACTTCTGATGGTAGAGAGTTTGATGATACATAAACATATTCTTTATCATCTGCATATAAATTTGATATATCTGACAAAACTTTACCATCACCAAATTCTGCAGGGGCAGAATTAAGTGTGGAAGAAAATTTATTGACTTTTCTCCTCAAATCATAAAATTTTCCTGATTGCAGAGTTGGAGCATTCTCTAAAATAACTCTATTGTCGGTAAAATTTATACTTGATACAATAACTCTGGGGATGGATATTACATCTTCTGTTCCTCTATTTAAAACTTCTACTTCGTCACCAACTTTTAAACTGGATTCATTTATTGGTGCAGATAAAGTATAGGTAGTATCAGAAATTTCATATCTTACACTAGTGTTGTATATCCAAGAATTTGCAAAAATTTCTTTCTGACTAGTATTACTTCCTATTTTTTCTCCAAGATTTTTTACATAGATAATATCTTTTTCATCTACATTTACATTTTCACTTACTTGAGTAAGACCATTAATAACACCATAAAGTATTAATTCAACTTTCTTCGAAGTGTCTGCATCTTCATAAGAAAAATAAGTATTTGTGGATCTTACACTGTCAGATGATTTTATTTCACTATCAATTCCTTTACATCCAAAGAATTGATTAATACTCTTACCAGAGTATGTTATTGAATTAGTTCCAGAAACTATTGTTCCAGATTCTGGAAAACCAATTGTAGAGTCTACACTTACAACTGAGGATCCTATAGAAACTGTTTCCAGTGATCTTGTGTTTGATGTAATTTCAAAATTGCCAAAGACAGTTTCTTGTTCATTTGATCCTATAAACAATTCCAGTCTATAAAATGTTTTTCCATTTTTAGAAAATGGTTCAACATTAGAAATTGACGCATTAGTTTCAGAATCGTCAGACTTTATGAGTGTTTGTCCGATTAAATTTAGAGGATTGCCATTAAGAGCTTCTGCAACTACAATTTGTCTGCGAATATAGTTTGCCGTAGATGGCTTGATAACGTAGTTTTCAAGATTTATTACTTTCGGAGTTTCTCCAAATAATACTTTGAAAAGAATTTTGATTGATTCGTCAGTTCCTTTTGCCTCATAAAAATCTTTTGCTCTTTTGATGAAAGATCCTGCATTAATTTCTTCTGCAAAAGTTAACTCTTCAAATCCTGGAGTAAAAGTATATTTTAATTTCTTATAAAATTCTTTTAAAAATAATGAGCTTAAATTTTGTACGGGCGCACCATTACTATGAGATGCTGCAGTTGATGTGGAGAATACCAACTCCTCTTGATTTAAATCTTGATGAAAACTGGTAATTCCACTAAATCCACGAACACATCCAGTAAATGTAGTTGTCGTTTTTCCAGTATATGTAATTACTTCACTGTCAATTTTAAGAATTCCATATGAATTTGGAAATCCTTTTGTACTAGAAACATTGATAGTTGTATCGGATGCAGATACCGTCGAAGTCGTAGATGTACTGTCTACAACAACTTCGGGTGTTAAGTTATCAACCTTTAAATATTGATCAAGATTGTCTGCGAGGTCAATAGGACCACCTTGATACTCCTGTGATATGTAATATTGTTTTAAAAATTCCGCGGCATTTGGATTCTCATCCAAGATAAAACTTGGAAGTTGATTCTCTATAAGGTCCTGTACTTTTACCTTAGATTCAAATCCAGTCTGTATCATATTACTCTCTAATTAGACTTCCGTTAGAATAACTTGATGTATAAAAATCTTTGACGAATCTGGTTCCAGATATTTCATCTCCAGATGCAATCACATCCCTAACCATATTTATGGTGCTTTTTCCAATACTTAAACTGACATACAAATCTCTAAGTCCAACAACATCATTAGACTCTGGAAATGCCTGAATCTCGATGACACCACTACTCAACGATGTTGATGTAATGTTTAAAGTATTCAATAATATTTCTCCTTTCACATAATCTACAGTTCCTGCAGACTTAATAATAATCCTTTCTTTATCATTAACTCTCTTGACAACAGATATTGTTCCAGTCAACATGTCTTCATTTGGAACATCTGTAAAGTAAACCGTATCAGATTCACCAGAAATCTTGAATCCAGTAGATTTGATATTATATCCTTTGGCATTGACATGGAATTGATTTCCATAACATAATTCATATTGTGCAAACTTATTCAATTCGGGTTTTAAATCTCTTCTTATGATTACCTTAGTAATGTTAGAGGTAATTGCAGTATCAGTATTATCGATAACTTGCTGAATCTTACTGTACTTAATTCTTCCACCAAACTTATTCAGGTCTAATGACTTAGAATACTGTGTCAAAGAATTTGTTACTCTAGTCTTTAATGTATCTGGACTTGATGTTTGTGAGTTATTAAAGTAAACTGCACTATTAAGTTCAACATAAAGAATTTTAAGATCTACTAATTTCTGATTAATACCAGAGACACTATATTTTTTCAGTTCTGATAGTATAATAGACTTATTAAAATCAGAAACAAACGATCCATTCTTTGGTTTAATACTGACTTGAACAGTTCCGAACTGAGGTGGATCTAATTCTTCTCCACCAACAATTGAAACCGACTCAGTATCTGGATAAATTCTTTTTATAATGGCTTCATAGTCTCTTGACGTTACTGCTCTATACTGAGAGGAGTAGAGTTTGGGAGCATAGTATTTGATAGAATCCAGTGATTCAATATCTGAACCATTTTGTGATGGTTGATTCGTTGTTACGGTAATTATGCCCGGATTAATGACTTGAGTATTCTCAGTCTCTAATGTACCGGAGAATGAGAAGTTTGTTGCGCCATTACCATCTTTTCCACTAGTAACAATGTATTTTGCATTAATGTAGGTTCCATCACCATCCGAACCTAATTTCTTGCCAATCAATCCATCACCAAATATCAATTCATATCTTTCGTCCTGAACTTCTTGTAAGAAGTAAATTCTAGAATCCTTATCTACATCGAAAATATTTTCAGAAAGTTCATATTCTACTCCCTTTATAAGTTCAGAGGCAGTAGTCTTGATAAAAACTGAAAGTGTTGAAGTATCAATAAACGCATTGTTTAAAATAAATCTCTGATCAAGAGATCCATCGTAATTAAAGGTTTTTGAGAGTAATGAACCCTCATAAACCGTGATATTCGAGAACTGAGCCTTTGCGGTCGTCGTGTCTACAGGTGCCGTTATATCGTCTACAATCGAGAAAGTATAGGAAGAGTCACTAGACCTACCAACACACACTACACCTGCCTTCAGGGTCAACGTAGAGGTCGTTGGGGCACCGTTACCGTCCACTGGTGCCGTTGCTTCAAAACTTATTACTGCTTTTGCCGATGTGGTTGAACGTGGGACATATCCAATGTTCCTTGCAAGAGATACTACGTTCTCTCTAAGTGTTGCAGAGTCTAAAAAAGACTCATTCACAATCATATTAGAGTTAAATGCCGTAATATAGGTGTTGTATGCTAAAGTGTCTATCAACACCGAAAAATTAGACCCCTCAAAGTCAAAATCCGTGAAAGTTGAATTTGCACGGAGATAATCTTTGATAGAAGTCTTTATCTGATCAAAATCTAGATTAGAGTATTTTGTAAAAGGCATATTATCTCGTTGCCTCTAGGAGGAATGAATATTCTTGCGTTGGAAACTCTTGTCCTATGATGTCAAACGTCACAGTTACGTTAAAAGTGTTCTCATCTGGCCTAGGTTCTACGTCTACAACCAAATTTTCCACTCTTTCTTCGAAATTTGTCACTGCAACTTCAATTTGATCCTGAATTGTGGATGCAGTACCGTAATCAACGAACTCAAATAAGCTAGATCTTACGTCAGATCCCAACAAAGAGTTGAAAAACCTCTCTGTTGGGATAGTTTCGACTATATTTCTCACAGAACGACGAATTGCGTTCTCATTTTTCAGTATTTGTAGGTCTTTTGTCACAGGATGGGGCTCAAAAGACAAACTAATGTCCTTAAATGCCCGTGATATCCTCTGATTTGCCATTTTTCAAGAGTTTTCTTAACTTATTTATACCCTTACTCTTGAAGATTTTGTTTTTTTCCGTCTAAATCGTCATGCATAATCTCCTGAATCACTCTTTCTTCAGGATCGTTCGTTTCTTTTGGCAATGACCAGTAATCTGACGTTAAACTTGTCGTTCCCCACATAGATTTCATGTAATCTGTGTTTCTATCGACGGGTGAATTGCCCATTTTTGCTCCTGTTTGTAAAAAACAGAACTTTTTGAGGGGTTGCTATCCCTATTTTTATTTATTTTTACTGTTTTCGGGTAAAAATTCTGGCAAATTTTGAGGTTCCTCATATTTATTTTGCAATTCGTGCTCCCAAAAATACTCTTCTGAGTGACCTAAAGATCCAGAACGATGTAATCCACCATTTTCAACAGAAAAACTTCTTGTAGAAACAAGAAAATCGGGTTTTTTGAGCACTGGAGGAGTCAAACTCTCTTCAATCCATCGACATCTATTGTTTGGATACAGTCCAATTTGCCCATTAGGGAGAATAATGCAGTTATGAGACTTATGTTCTTCAGAAAATTCGGCAAATGTCAGGTCTGGAACATCTCTATCCGAATGATATGAGTCAATTGTAAACAAATACTTGCCATTTTGAGAAACATGACCTGAACGATGCTTAACTTCGACGGACATTGTGTATAAAAACTGCTTTTCAATCACCCTAACATCATAGTCAAAACTATCCCAATACTGCAAATCACTCAATGGGAGATTTACTTCCATTTCTCTTGGGTGATCGGGATAATCACTTTCCCAATCTACAAATGCAGAAATTGGTAGTTTATCATATAATGCACCGTATTCGGGGATATAGGTTTCAAAGTAAAAACATCTACCCCAAATTGATTTAAGAGATACCCACCATCCTTTTACATATTCTCCATGACCATCACGAAGATCTCGTAAGTATTCCTTACGAATCCAAACCTTTTTTGGTGGTAAATTGACTACATTCATTAGAAATCTCTTTCGTTTGGTTTGTAATACATTGTTAATTCTTGACCTTCACTGATATCTACTTGTGTGTAAATATCACCCGTTCTACGATCCCAAAAACAATTGGGTGTTGAAGAATGATTTATATAATAACCATGATAATGCATAAAAGGTGGAGCATCAATATAAAATTCATCTCCTTCACCATCAGTCATTGACCAAAAATAGTCTTTTATTTTTTTATCTATACCATCCAAATCACTTTCTTTAATAACATAGTCTTGTTGGATACCAGTGTATTCTCTAAATGCTCTACACCCCTTGATTAAAGTGTCTTTTGGAATATCTACCAGAGCAAAAAGACCAACACCAGCACCAGGTATAAGACTGGGTGCTAGTTTGGTCTGTTGCTCACGGATCAATTTTAAAACATATTGATGATCGTGATTCATATCATACATTACTTTTTCTTTTTGGGTTTTGCTGCTTTTTTGGGTGTCAAGACATTTTTAAATCTTTTGTCGGGTCTTGATTTACCCCCTTTGTGAATCCAACGTCCCATTATCGTCCCTGTCCCCGATACCTTTTACGAGCCGAGTTACGCGAGGTTGCCGCATATTTCGTGTTCTTACCGTCTCCTTGACGAGACTTTTTCGGTTTGCCAGGCATAAAGCCGTCTTTGACCAAACCAACCTTTGAACGAACTGCCATAATACTCCTTAATACTGTGTGATTTTTGTTTCAAGATCTTGAGGTCTTGGAGAACCCTTCTGATAATACTCTACCGAAAGGTCCTCCATGATAACAAAATACTCATCCTCCGTCAAGTTCTTGAATAATACTTTGCCCTTATGGAGAACTGTATACTTCGTCTGACCCATCAGATGACCCTTGACTTTTCGTGACCAACTCTGATACGAGGATCGCACCAGATTTCAAAACCTGCTTCGATAGCATCGAGACAGAATGATACATCTTCTCCACACATGTCCTGAACCTCTCCAGACTCAAAGACTTGCATCTTCGGTGCAAACCATGGATACTTCATATCAGAATGCTCAAAGACTCCGTACTTAATCAGCAACCATCCAAAACCTGCATAGTCTACAGTGAAGGGTTTCTTACGCTTGGAGATACTCTCAAGTGTTTCATGATTCATTACACCACCATTGTTACGGAAGTCTTCTTCTTCCATCCAGTGTGCAACACTTGTGGTACGACCGTCTTCGGTACAATACCATCCACTTGCAATATCTTGATCCATCAGAACCAATTGCCAGAACTTCTCAGAGTTGAATACAATATCACTATCAATCCATAGTTGCCAGTCATAGTTCAACTTACCGTCCCATGGCACCTGGTCCGGTCCTCGCAGTACATTAGCACCAAGACACTTACATCTTGCGAAGTTTACCATTGAACTGTAGTCTTGTGAAATCTGAATGCTTGCACCTGCTTGCACAAGATCAAAACACAATTGTACAAAATTTTTCAGATATGTATATGAGACTCCACGACCTGGCAGGCAAAAGACAATGCTCTTGCCCTTTACCATTTCCTTGGCCTTATCATAGTCCCACTCTGCCGTTGCCGTTTCTTTGCCCTGTGGTGGTTTCTTTGCTTTAACAGTGAATCCTTTAGCCATAACTGTAAGTAACTACGTCAATATCATAACACTCTATCTATACGAGGTCAAGGGACTCAATCGATAC